ATTTATCACCCTTTTCATAGAGATAATATTCTTTTAGAGGTATAGGTTTAAATCCATACTCTGCTGTCAATATCATCTCCGCCAATCTCACTCTATCCATAATCTCTTGTGCTTGATCAACTAATAACGTTGCGTGGTCTTGTAACTTCTTTATTTGTTGATTTGCATGGTGTCTCATTATTGTTAAACTATCTTGTTTAACAAGGTCTATTTCGAAATCACCTTTCCATACTACATTCTTCTCACCCAACTAGACCCCATGCTATTGCATCTGGATCTATTATTGGAGACTCTTCTAATTTCTTGTGACAGTCAATACAGAGTTGTCCTGCTCCCTCAATATATCCTACCCTAAAATCAATGTGGTCTGTTATTCTATATGTTGTAGATTCACCACATTGTACACACGATTCAATTTCCATACTGTACCTTTATAGACAGTAAAATAAAGTATCATATCCTTGTGAATCATAATCGACACACCAGTTACGAGGCTTAGCGAATATTACTGTACTTATTATTGCGACTTTTACTGAATTTTCCCATACCCATGCTTGTGTGAGCCAAGGAAGAAACCATACTATAGCTTCAATCATCTATTAATTTCTTTGTTAAATGTTGGATGAGGAGTACCACAAACATTAAGCCATTCTTGGTCATCCATAGTCCACTCTTCAAGTTTGTAATCATAGACCATCCACATTTGATGATCTTCCTTATTACAATATTCACAGTACATTTGTTCAATTATTGTTGTAGGATCTAATTGCTTAGAGTGAATACATCCTATTTGTCTCCACCCCTTTATAGGCTCTAATTCCTTGAAGATTGTTCCTTCAAATCCACCCATTCTCTCTGTCAAATCTAAACAATGTTCATCTTTACCACATTTAACATTTTGTCTTAAAGGATCACTCCACTCCCAGTCATCGGGCAGTTTAAAATATCCTACACATCCAGTAATTACTAATGTTAATATAATTAGATACTTCATTCTTAAAAACGCAATTGTATAAATACGGGTGTAACACCGATCAAATTAAAAGAAGTAAGGTAATTAAAAATAAAAAGATTACCAAAAAATTAAATATAAAGCAAAATAGAATAAACATATTAAAACGATCCATTCTATTTGCATCCAATGTCCGAAAAGTTTTCCTCTCAAAAAACCCTCCTTTCTGAGATATCAATCCCACAAGTCTTTATCCCAATCCTTGCGATAATGTTGTTTTGACTTTTTTTGTTTAGTTTTCTTCTTAGGTTGTTCTGGAAGGTAATTGCCCCAAATTCTTCCACGGCCTTTTCTTTCCAAAATCGAACCCATCCTTCTAATGTCTGTTATACTACTCATTTTTCCTCATAATGTATAAACGGCCAATACTTGACCAAGAATTAAGCCAGCAGCTATTGCTGACAAAAATATAAACCATTTTCCTGTATTATCCAAAATCATCCTTGTGTATAAAATTCTCACAAGACTCTCCGATACCTGGAATTACAGGTTTTCGTAGTCTTGTCTTGTCGTTTATCAAATCAGGTTTTCCCCATCTCGCTTCACGAAAGAATCTATACTCGTTTTTTGGATGAGTGCATCTAATACCTCCACCAATATCTACGAGCCATTGTATATGATGACAGTTGTTACAACAAACTTCATCTCTAGGGATATCATCCCATACTCTATACTTACTCATATTATTTATTTAAATTACCACTATTATACATGATAATTGTAGAAAAGTCAAGTGTTTATTAATTTAAAAGTTCATCATCACTTTCTTTTTCTAGATGTTTATTAACTATTTTCTCTATCTTTTTTGTTGCCATTTCTTCTGCATATTCCATTATAACTTTTACTATTTTATTTTCATCAAAAGGTTTACTGTATTGTATGTATCTTGCTAAATGGTATGCATCTATTAGTTGATCATACCATTCATGTTTCCAATGTCCGGCTACGAATTGTTTATCTTTAGTGTGGTAAGAAAGTTCACCTGATTCATTGTCATACCATAGATGTAATACACCGACAAAATGTTTTTGTTCTTTGTCCTCAAATCCTTGTATGATATGATTTATTCCCATAGATGGGAGGAAGGGAAATTCGGGGGATTTATAAAGTTTATAACGAAACTGAATGTTCATTGCCTCACGTAATTCATCTCGTACTTCTGGATCCATTGGTAAATATCTTTCACTCATATCACCACGGCCATGATCCACTCCACTTCATATTTGCTTCTCTATCAAGAAGTAGATAGTCAATTTTTTCAGGTTTCATTTGTTCAAATGCTTGCATGATTTCAATGTGGGAAAAACTTGCACAAGAATAAACATCACATTGTACTAGTGCAGGTCTTTCTTCATCCCAAATGTGTATTGATATATGTGATGTTTCAATCATCACTATACCAGTTACTCCACGATTACCTTCTTTAGCCACATAAGATGAATATGGACCTCCTAAGATTTTCATGTCTATTCGTTTCACCAAATCGCGTAGCCATTTTTTAGTTTCTGTTGGTGTAATTAATGGTTCGTTCACTTCTGCTCTCATAATCATGTGCTTGTGAACTACGTTTGGCATTTTACCTTTCTGAAGTCCTACACTTTTTTCTTTCGTGTAGTCTTCTTTTTTGTGGTTTTCTTTTTCTTTCCTACTTTAATTGCTTTGGGTTTCCGTTCCACAGTTGTTTCTTCTAAGACATAATCTTTTTTTTCAGACTTAAATAGTTTAAGTATTTTATTAAACCAACTCATGATATCTCCTCAATGGTTATTTTTAATGGATATTGATTTTGTTGTGCTTCTTTAGCAGTTTCGTAAGCTTTTTGTTCAGCAATTTCAAGGTGATATATTCCTGCAACACCTATACCATCTTCGTGTACACTTAACATAATTCTTTCTGCACGATCATAAGGATGATGGAAAATTTCTTGTAAGACAAATACCACAAAATCCATTGGTGTATAATCATCGTTATGTAATATAACGGCATACTTACTAGGTTTTCTTGGTTCTCTTACTCTTTTAAGTCCACGACCCGTAGCACCTTTTCTTGGTTTTTCTGTTACAGTACCATCTTCATTAGGCGTCTGGTCCTGTTGCACTTTCGCCATCTTTACATCCTAAAGTATTATATTTCACCTTTTTCCACAATTCTTTAATGACATCCCACTTCATCCAAATTTGATTACCACCGGAATCACAATGTTGAGAATATAACGAATTATCAATATTGAAAAATCCCGCTTGCATCCATACAAACTCCTTATTCTGTGGGGGAGCTTTAACTTTGTGCCAGTCTTCAGGAGGTACAGCACAACCAACTAATAAAAACATCAACGTTGCCGTGATGATTTCTTTTCCTCTGGTTTTTTTCTTATTTGTGTTATACATCCCTTATATCCATCTGTTGTTGTATAAGTAAGAGTAGTACATAGTTGAATAATTTCACCATTTATCATAACTTCTGTAATGTTTTCAAACTGTTCTCTTTTTTTTCTTTTACTTCCCCTGGCCACGATAACGTTTCCAATTCCTCTTCTTGTCTTTGTTCTTAGGTTTAGATGCTGAAGATTTACCTATACTAGTTCTTTTTTTACTGGTGTTTTTCCGTACAAATTCGTAACTACTCCACCCTCTTGCTTTTTTAGCCATTGTGTTTAAATCCCTCTTTCATTTTAATATCCGATTTATATCCACAATGTGGACATGTCATTGATTGATTTTTTCCGTCTTCTCTTTTTTGTATAATTCCTGCGTAACTCCACCAATTTTTACATTCTCCACATAAAAAATGAAACAATGTCTCCCATGTGTATTCATGTGTCCATCCCACTATTCCTCCTTTAATTTAGTATGTGTGGTACTTCCTCCGTTATTGGCCCGTAAAGGTCATCCCAAATTTTTGTAAATACACTTTCTATTTTATCTCTCTCTAAGATTAGAAAATCCCCATAAGTATCTATAATTAAATAGTTTCCACCATCTGTAAATTTGTGAATGAGATAATCATCTGTTGTTCCAACAAATTCTGTTGTTTCAATAAGTTCCTTAAACTTCTTTACATTCATATCTATTTATTTTGTTTTTCCACTTCCCAAATAGTTTTTAATTTACTTCTCTTATCTCTTTCTGTGATTAGTTTCCTTGCTTCTTTATTACGTTCATTCCAATCTTTTGCTCGTTTTAGAATAGTATCTTTATTCCTTACATAATACTCTTTTAGATACTCTTTTCGTTTGTCATCATGTTTCCATTTCTCAGCAAGTCTATCCTTATTCTTTTCATAGTATTTCCGATTGGCAATTTGTTTTCTCTCTTTAGATGTCATATACAATATTCCCTGAAATAGTTATTCTATCCTCTTCACAATTATAAAAAGGATAAACTAAATGTCGAATTTTAGAAGGAAAAAATAGTATTAATCCTTCACAAGAAGGATCTAACCTGTAAACATATCCATTAATCTGTCCTAATACATCAACATATAAAAATTCAAAATTACCGGCGGCTGGAGAATTACTCGCTTTGACATGAGGCAATTCATATTGTTCTCTCCAATCATAAGGTATTTTTATCATAATCGCAAATGAAAAGACCCCTGAATGATGATGGTATGGATTAAATTCATGTTGTTTTTGAAAATTTACCCACCACTCATTAAGAGCAAAGGGAGCTTTCGCGTTACCAGAGAATACGTTAGGATCAAATCCACTCATTGTTTGAGAATACTCTTCGAAACGTGAAGGATATTCTTCCCTGTATTCTGCAATTAAATTAATCAGTACATTGTCAAAAAACCAATTATCTATATCATGTAAGACGTAACTCTTAGAAATATTTCCAGCTAATCCCTTATTCTTAACCTCTGTATTTTTTGATACTTCAATGTATTCCCATAACTTATCCATTGCAGGTGTACCACGTAAATTGCCCTCTATACCGAAAGCACATTCATTATCCCCCATACTACTACGTACACCAACAAGGGTTTTTTTTATGTTTCTAGGTGGTATTATCATACTAAACCTTCAGCCCCTGCTTTTGCTATAAAATAAGAATCTACTATATCACTAATAGGATTGATTATTTTCTTTGCTTTAGGTGTTAATTGTTCTTTGAGATCATTGGGGGTAAGAAGTTCCCCGACAAAGGCTTCATACATTTGTTCTTTATTCGAATTACCTTTGCCTGTAGCAAACTTCTTAATAACTGTGGGGGGATATGTTTTAAATGAGATCTTACTTTTCCACATTTTATGTTTTAACAATCCTGTGTTTTCTGCTATTGAACGAACACCGGCTTGAGCTGAAGTAGCAAAAGCATACCCCTCAAGGAACACTTCCTCGCAACCTTGAACAATGTTATATGCCCAAGTTGCGAGTTTTTCATGTCGTTCTTCTTCAGACTTCCACTCGGGATAGGGTTCAGTTCTTATATTTTCTAACCCAGACCTGGCGGCAAGTTGTCGTTGTTTTTCATTATTAGATAGATAATGAAAAACACACCCATCAAAGTCAAAATGTCTATCATTTTCATCCTTATATACACATATTGCTGGTGAAGTTAATGAATAATCAATCCCAGCTATCTTCATCATCTGTTTCTCCTGATTCACTAACTACTTCAAGATAGTGACCACAAAAGGAACATACTTCCAATCCTTCAGTATCACTTGTAAAAATTTCATATTCTTTATCACATCCATCACATAATATATTTACTGTTGCATTTCCATCTTCCCAGACTATATCTACTGGCATATATCCATTGCCTTTCCCTAGTTAGTTATATCTTGTCTATACAATTTGTCAGTTGGAACAGTAAATTTCTTTAAAGTAATGTTACCAACTTTCATAAAACGTTTGTCCCTAATAATATTAACAGTGATATCTTCACCAATATTATATTTTATTAATTCATCTGCAAATTCAACATCAGTATTAATAGGAACATCATTGATACCTATAATAGTGTCCCAAGCCTTTAACCCTTCCGGTATTGGATTAGTTGGTTCATTGTCATTACTGACTAATAACCCAAAACTATTTGGAATTGTGGTATTTATATCAGGATGTCTTTTCAAGATTTCTTCTTTTTGACTGTCTTTTCCAGACAAGCTAATAACCATAACACCTAATGCTGGGCGATCTACTTTACCTTCTTTCAACATTTTAGTGAGTGATTTTTGTGCAATATCGGCTCTAACTCCAAGTCCGACTCCTGCATTTGAATTTGTTCTTGAAACCATCAATGTAGCAACTCCAACGATTTCACCTTTTTCATTAATTAACGGACCGCCAGAGTTTCCTTTATTGATTGCGGCATCCACTTGAATAGATTTAATGTAAGGGTGTCTTGCATATCTATCATTATTAGAAATAATACCTTTTGATAAGCTCCATGCCATTCCCAAAGGGTGTCCAAAAGCAAATATTTCTAGTCCTGTATATATGTCGTATGATTCGGCAAACTTTAAATATGGAACTTTTCTTTCTAGTCCAATAACTTCAAGTAGAGCCAAATCAGCTAATGGGTCTTCTCCAATAACTTTTACTTGATATTCAGTCCAATCGTTTTCATCCCAAAAATATAAATTAATTGTCTTCTGTCCATATACACAATGAAAATTGGTTAGTATATAACCTTTTTCATTGATAGTCATGCCTGAACACAATGAATTGGGTGAAGAACGTGATGGATCTTCTAATTTGTTTACCGATAGCAATACTACCGATCTTTTCACATTTTCAATAATTTCTTTATCAATGGCTTGTACCGGATTGACAAAGAACACTAATATAGAAAAGCATAACAAACCAAACAGTTTAAACTTTTCCATTTTTTACCTTGTTAAAAATTTAATAGAGGCAAATCCTTATCTTCTTGTGGCAAGTCCTCTGGTAGCTCTGGTGAGTCTGATTTCCCGGAATTGTTATCAGATGATTTACCCTCTATTTCCGTGTCACTTTGAGTTTCATTATCAGACCACTCTTCAAGCCCTTCAAGAGCTTTCTCATCTAAAATAACTAATCCTTGTAAAGTGCCATATTCTTTAACACACTTTAAAGAATTTCTCATAAACAGTTTTGGAAGAAGTGATTGATCTTCCATGCTATCATTGTTAATAAAATCTACGTAAGCTTTATACTTATGTTTTGTTCTAATTTGATCTAGTACACAAAAACAATGTACTAACATTAAACGTGCAATATGAGGGGGCGGTTGTTGAGTCATAAGTTGTGGATTACCCATAGCAATCCATCTCATTATTCCACTATAACAAACATGTACGGTATCGTAAATAACTTGACTCGGCCACCCATCATCAGGTATTTTATAAGGTTCTTGTGCTCTAGATTGAATATTCAACACCATAAAACACACGCCTGTAATAAGAATACAGATTAACAATTTAATCTTCATATCGCAAATCCAATATACAGTAATAAAAGTATTATTATAGCTAATTCTACGACTAGTACAGTATGATACCATACCCACCTAGTCTCATAGAGTTTATCTTTCTCTATTTTATCTCTATGAAAAGTAAAATATACTTTATCTTTTACATCTTCTAACCACATATCAAATTTATCTTTAACTGACATGTGCCCCCTTGGCTATAAGTTATGTAACGGATGGAGAAATATCTACAACCTCACATCCTTTCTCTGAAGTACAAGCAAATTCTTGACTTGCACTAGTATAATCTTGAGTTTCAAAATCTGCTAAAGATGACCAATTTACATCCTTTGGCATTTCTTTTACTAATTTATTATATTCTTCTTCAGTACAATCTTGATACGGTGCTTGTCTATACGTATGATCACTAAATGGTAAAAAACTAATACCACTTATATCATCAAAGTTTTCATATACCCAAGCTGCTGTATTTACCCATTCATCTTCCTTAATAGAGACAGTAACACTTGGTTTATGTTCACACCATTCTTTTGCATAGGTGTGCCATAAGGATAACTGCTTCCATGCAGTCATTTCTGTTCTACACGTTGCCCCTTCCGGACTCTTTTGTGGAAATGAAAAGACAGTAGTATGTTCAGGTTTACTGACATCCGGCTCATTTGGAAATCCCTCTGCCTTCATCATCTTACAGAGAGGATCTTTGTTGTCAGCCCTTACTGTCCTGATATAATAAGGATTATGGCGGGCATGAATACCAGAAGCAGAATCAACGAGCTGTGAAACAGTACCACTTGGTTTAACACAAGTAATGGCGGCAGCCCTTTCGATTCCAAGTTTTTCCGCATATTCTTTATTTGTCTTAACTGCGATATCTCTAAGTTCATTTAATATCTTTTTTATATTATCTTTCGACCCATTCGTTAATGCATTATCCATGATTCCGGTGAGACTAACTCCCAGTAATCGTTCTTCTTCACAATTTCGTTGCCACTCCCTTGAGAGGTATTT